TGTTTACACAAACGAGCCGGACGGGTATTGACATTTAATAACTTTCGTGATACTATAACCATGCTGGCCCGGCCAGACAACAATAATATGGAGGTAATCCCATGAACATCGTGAAAATCTACCCCGAGAACCCCAGCAAGAAAGTGGCCTATTCCCTGACCATGAGCCCCAAAATGCGCAACATGAAGGAGCTCAAGGGCAGCACCCTGGAAGTCTCCGCGTGGTGCAAGTATGAGGATGTGGACGCGAAAACCAGCGAGCTGCGCCCGATCCTGTCTGTCATGACCCCCGAGGGTGAAGTGTTCGGCACCAACAGCGCGACCTTCATCGACGACTTCGAGAAGATGGCCGAGATTTTCGGAGCTGACGGTGTGGACGCAATCGAAGTCGTTTCTGGCACCAGCAAGGCCGGGCGGGAGTTCATCACCTGCGCCTATGCAGGCGAGTAATCACATGCGGGAGCTGGAGCGGGGCACATGCCCCGCTCTTTCCGTTTGGAGGTGACAATGTGAATTTCTATCAAGAGGACGGATATTTAAACTTCCGGGCGCTGCGAGACCTGCCGGTGCCATTCATCATAGCAGTGGGCGGGCGCGGCACCGGCAAAACGTTTGGAGCCCTGAAAACCTGCGTGGAGGACAAGCAATTCTTTGCGTTCATGCGGAGAAAGCAGGTGCAATTGGACATTATCAACAAGCCGGAGTTTTCACCAATAAAGCCGGTGTGTCGTTACACCGGCTGGCAGATCACAACGGCCAGCATTGCCCGAGGGCTGTCCGGCTACTACTATTATGAAGTGGAGGATGAGCGCCAGCACATTGTGGGCAAGCCGCTGGGAATCAACGTGGCCCTCTCTACTGTGGCTAACATCCGCGGCTTCGACGCTTCGGAGATAGATATTATATTGTATGATGAGGCTATCCCCGAGAAGGGAGAAGCCCCGCTGTCGCATGAGTATGAAAAGCTCATGAACTGTTACGAGACCCTGGCCCGCAACCGGGAGCTGGACGGCAAGCCGCCCATGAAATTGATATGCCTGGCCAATGCGAATATGCAAACGGCCCCGATCCTGGAAGGGCTCAAGCTGGTGGATGTACTTGACCGCATGACTAACAAGGGGCAGGAACTTTATTTGAACCAGCAGCGCGGCCTGGCCCTGGTGAAGCTGCGCGACAGCCCCATATCCGCGGCGAAGTCTGATACCGCCCTTTACCGTCTGACTGCGGGCACACAGTTCTCCGAAATGGCCCTGGGCAATAACTTCGCCTATGAGGATCGCGGCACCATCCGCAGCATGCCTTTGAAGGAATTTAACCCGCTGGCGGCTGTGGGCGACCTGACACTGTATATCCATAAATCGAAGCGGTTGCTATATGTCAGCAGGCACCGCACCGGGAGCCCGCCAACCTTCGGCACCAATGACACGGAGCTGCTGCGTTTCCTCCGCATCTATGGGCCGACCATTGAAAACGCTATCATGGAGGATTGGATCGTATACGAAACCTATGAAGCACAAACGGAATTGACAAATTACACGGAGTAATATATTATGTAAACCGAGGAGCGACCCGGGCAAGAGCAGCCCCGGAAGGGTGCCCATGCGCCCGCTCAGCGCATTAAGGCCGCTCCCACGACAATAACACGGAGGTGTTTATTATAATGACTATTCCCGAAATCATCGCACTGGCCCAGGCCGGCTTCAATGCCCAGCAGATCGCGGCTATGGCCGCAGCTCCGGCTCCCGCACCCGCTCCGGCTCCCGCTCCGGCTCCCGCTCCGGCTCCCGCTCCAGCACCCGCTCCGACTCCCGCTCCGGCTCCCGCTCCGGCTCCCGCTCCGGCTGCCGATCCCGTGGCCGCTATGCTTTCCCAGCTGGGTGTGCAAATGTCCAGCCTGACAAGCGCCATTCAGTCCAGCAATCTGCTGTCTGCGCAGCAGCCGCAGCCGCAGACCGCAGACGATATTCTGGCGGCTATCATTGCACCGCCTAAAAAGGAGGAAAAGTAAACCATGCCCGATGTAAACACTATGTCTTTCAACCAGCTGGCCACCGTCCTGAACGCTATCCACAACCAGGCCACCGGCAAGAGCGCTGCCGCCGCCGTCGATACTTACACCTTTGTAAGTCAGGCGCAGACGGCCCTGAAAACCGGCTATGATCCTGTGATGAACGCGATCAGCCAGGTGCTTTCCCGCACGATCTTTTCAATCCGGCCCTACTCCGCGAAGCTGCGCGGCATGATGGTCTCAGAACAGAAGTATGGCAACCATGTCCGCAAGATCAACTATGGCGACAAGGCCTGGGAAGAGGATGACCGCATCAAGCTCGTGGACGGCCAGAGCATCGACCAGCAGAAGGTGAACAAGCCCGCCGTGCTCCAGACCAATTTCTACGGCGAGAACGTTTTCCAGAAGAGCTATACCATCTTCCGGGATCAGCTGGATGTGGCCATGTCCGGCCCCGATGAGTTCCAGCGCTTTATCTCCGGCGTTGTCCAGAATGCCAACGACATGCTGGAACAGAGCCGCGAGGAGCTGGCCCGCATGCTGCTGGCGAACTATATCGGGGCGAAGATCGTCAGCGTCGGCAATCTGATCGAGCCCGCCGTCTCCGTCGTGCACCTGCTGACCGAGTACAACACCCTCACCGGCCAGAGCCTGACCGCACAGGACATCTACACCGCGACGCACTTTAAGGCTTTCATGGCCTGGGTGTATTCCCGAGTCGCGCAGCTTACCAGCCTGATGACCGAGCGCAGCAAGCTGTTCCACGTAGACCCCGCACCGGGCGGCACCGCAGTGGGCATCATGCGGCATACTCCCATGGAGCGGCAGCGCGTCTATCTGTACGCCCCGCTTCAGTTTGCCACCGAAGCCCGTGCCCTTGCCGACACCTTCCATGACAGCTATCTGCGGTATGCGGACAATGAAACCGTGAACTTCTGGCAGAGTATCACGAGCCCCGACGCGGTGAAGGTGAACCCCAACACCATGCTGGCCGACGGCACCTACTTCTATACCACGCAGACCGTGGAGCAGGGCAGCATCTTCGGCGTTGTGACCGACGAAGAGACGCTGGGCTTCACTCCCGTGAATCAGTGGCAGGCCCCGGCCCCCTTCAATGCCGCGGGCGGGTATACTACCGTCTGGATGCATGAGACGCAGCGCTACTGGACGGACATGACCGAAAACGGTGCCATTCTTCTGCTGGATTAACCGGCACCATATCATAGCCGGGGCAACAAACAGCCCCGGCTATAATTCTAGGAGGTGAAACAATGGACAGCTACGATGGCATCCCCGCAATCGTGAACTATCTTCAGACCGTGCGCAGCTCGCAGCTCGACCTTCAGGCCCCGCCCCGGGACGGCCTGGTATGGCAGTATTCCCGATATCTGCTTCAGAAAGCTATCTCCGTCTTTACCTGGCAGCTGCCGGAGACCTGGAGCCGGCCGTATTTCCTCTATGTGCTTTACTGCTTCGGCCGGCTGGCCATTATCAACACGGATAAATTCGGAGTGATCCCGCAGGCCTGCGGCCTGATGGGGTACAACGTGTTTTATCAGCCGACCAACGCGATTATCACCAACCCGCTGCTGACCGGGATCCGGGAGCCGAAGATCGACGTGGATTGCGTCGTGCTGAAGCTCCAGCCGGATTACGGCGGCATCATGGACTTGGTGAACACATATGCCAACCTGCTGGCCGAGTGCGTGCTCGCTGCCGGGATCAATGTGGCCAACAGCAAGACATCCGTGGGCTTCTATACCGACAAGAAGAACGTGGCCGAGGCTGTCAAGAAAGCCTATGACGCTGTGGTGAACGGGCAGCCGCTTGTCGTTACTGACAAGTCGCTGCTGAATCCTACGGACGGCAAGCCGGTGCTGGAAACCTTCTTCCGGGATGTGAAAGCGTCGTATATTCTCACCGACCTGCTTTCGGATATGCGGAAAATTGAGGCCATGTTTGATACGGATATCGGCATCCCCAATGCCAACACCGACAAGCGCGAGCGGCTTATCACCGACGAGGTGAATGCCAACAACACCGAAACATATTCTAAATGTGCGCTTTGGCTGGAAAGCCTCCAGCTGGAATGTGAGAAGGCCCGCGACATGTTCGGCGTTGAGCTGTCGGTTGATTGGAGAGTGCCGCCCGAGGAGAAAATGAATGAGGAGGTGCCCGAAGATGTATAATTTCCGCAGCGGCCTTTATAAAGTAAGGCCGACTATTAACCAAATGCTTGCGGAGGACTACACGACCCTGGACGGCATGCACCTGCCCACCGCGGTGCAGCTGAACGATTTCAAAGCGGCTGTCGTGGCCAACTTCGGCACGCTGGACACTCTTTTCCAGACCCCTGCCGAGCTGAAGGCGTATCTGCCGGTGTGGAGCGCTTGGCAGCTGCCTCAGTGGAATCGGATCATGGACGCGCTGGCCGCGGAGTATGAGCCGCTGGAAAACTATAACATGCACGAGGTGGAAAGCCCTGCGGAGTACACCGAAACGCTGACCCCTGCCGAGACTACCGACACGATCCGGCCCGCAGAGACCACCGACACCGAAACGCCTGCCGAGACCACGACCACCATCAGCCCCGCGGGGACCACGAAAACCATCACGCCCGCGGAGGTGACGGAGACCGAGACCCCGGCCGCGACCACTAAGACTATCCGGCCCGCGGAAGTGACCGAGACCGAAACCCCTGCGGAGACCACGACCACGACGAGCCCCGCGGAGACCACTAAGACGATCCGGCCAGCAGAGACCACCGACACCGAGACCCCGGCAGAGACTACGACCACGACCAGGCCTGCAGAGACCACCAAGACGATCACCCCCGCAGAGACTACCGACACGGAGACCCCTGCTGAAGTGACGGACACCAACACCCCGGCAGAGACTACCAGCACCGGCAACCGGGAGAATGGCATCTATGGCTTCAATTCCGCAGCTGCCGCAGTTCCTTCCGACACCAGCGACGGCAGCACCGTGAACACGACCCAGACCCCGGGCACCCTGGTAAAAACCACGCAGACCCCCGGCAAGCTTGCCAAAACCACCGACAGCCCGGGCACCGAAGCGCTGGAAGTGGACGCGGCAGGCACGGAAAAGCTGGAAGTGGACGCTGCCGGAACCGTTCGACATACCACCCAGACCGCGGGCACCGAAGCGCTGGATGTTGACACCGCAGGCACGGAGAAGCTGAAAGTGGACACGGCAGGCTCCACGGTGCATACCACCCAGACCGCGGGCACCGAGAAGCAGGAGACCGACACCGCCGGAACCGTGACCCATACGACCCAGACCCCGGGCACGGAACAGACGGAGACCGACACCGCCGGCACGGAGAAGGTGGAAGTGGACAGTGCAGGCAGCACCGTGCACACCGTGCAGACCGCGGGCACCGAAGTGAGAACCGTTCAGAACCCCGAGGAGAAGGTTTTCGAGGTGAACACGGCCCGGGACCTGAAGCGCACAGGCAATATCGGCGTTACCACTTCCCAGCAAATGCTTGAATCCGAAGTCGTGCTGCGCATGAAGTATTCCCTGATGCAGATCATCCTGGACGCGTTCCGGCAGGATATTTGCATTGCGGTATGGTAAGGTGGTGATAAAATGGCACAGCAAAACACAGGCCTGGGATGGAGTGCCGAGCAAAATTATCTGGTACAGAGTGCCGCTGCGGAAGTCGCAGAAATTCCCGCGCATATTGGCGGCTCCAGTTTTCCCGGGCAGCCGCTGCCAGTAGCAACTACGCGGCTTGATGTGATAACTAACGGATTTCTGCTGTATGAGAAAACCGGGCTGGATAATCTTCGCCATAAGTATTATGTTGCGTCTAATACCGCAGGGGCTATCCTCGTTGCTGATATGGGATCGGCACCCGCTTCAAGTTTCGTTATGTACCGCTGTGTTACCAATATCAACGGAGCGAGGTATTACATGGCCGACAGCGCAGACCCCGATTATTTTTATGAAGCAGACTTGTCCACTTCCGTTGGATCGGGATTTTATTCGACCCCTGGGAATGAAGCGACATCTGGTGGCGGCTCTGACTATGCTCTTAATCCACAGCTCCCGGCATTTCCCGATATAAACTCGTTTATTGCAGCAATCGAGACTGCCGCACCGACACCCATCACAAAGACAAATGCTGGGTATTGCGTTGCCTGCTATGCTCAATGGTATACACAAAACGGCACAGAGCTGCATTCTCCTATTCTGATTTCCAGCGATTCGGAATTTACCGAAATGTCAGGGCCTTCCGGCTATAACCTTGCCACATTTAATAAACTACTCAGCGGTTTGCGGTTTTATATGTCCTTCTGGGATATTCCCGCAGCCGAAACACTCGAATCCTCCGCGCCCACTGTTGATCTTCGGCAGAATGGAAACCTGACCCTTGAACAGGTTTTCATGTATATCGTTTCAACGAGCTATGCCCACGTTATTATTATCAATAGCCCCGATCCTTATGAGCAGGAAGGGGGAGACGGCGAGGAAGATGGAGGAGATGGTGAAGAAACCGGCGACGATGACGCGGGCATTGAAGCCGGGAGTGATTTCCCGTCAGCTATAAATACCGGCTTTTGCCGAATTTTCAGCCCCAGCGAAAGCGAACTGCGGAATTTGTCAAATTATCTGTGGAGCAGCAACTATGACCTTGCCCAGGTGAAGAAGCTGTTTTCTAATCCCATGGACAGCATTCTGGGATTGAGCGCAGTTCCTATTCGCTTGCTGGGCAGCTCTGTTAGCTTCTCCCTGGGCGGTGTGCCGATCACCGGCATGACCCTGCCGCTGGTAACAAAGCAGCGTTACACCTACCATATGGGGAGCATTACCATTAAGGAACGCTGGGGCTCGTATCTGGACTATGACCCCTATACAAAGTTTTCCATCTTCCTTCCGTTTATCGGTATGCGGGAACTGGCTGCCGATGACATTATGGGTAAAACCGTTAGCCTGGTATATGATATTGACATTCTCACCGGCATGTGTGTGGCCCGACTGCAAGCTGGAACTAATTGCCTGTATGAGTGGGGCGGCAACTGTGCCATTCAGCTGCCTGTCAATAGCCGTAACTGGGACAGTGTATTTTCTACCGCTGTCAGCGCTGTCGGAGGAATTGTATCTGCTGTTACTGGAGGCAGTGCCCCGCTTGTTGCGGGCTCTGTGGCATCCGCGGCACTGCAAACGGTAAGCATGAAGCCGCGCATTGACAAATCCAGTACGATCGGCGGCGCTGCCGGATGGCTGGGACAAATGACCCCCTACATTATCCGCACGACCCCGGAGGCGTTTATCCCCACAGATCAAAATAAGTTCATTGGCTATCCTGCTTATATCAATGTTGCCCTGAATTCGATTTCCGGCTATAATGAGGTGGAGAGTATCCACCTGGAGAACGTGACGGCAACCGGCACCGAGCTGGAAGAGATCGAAAGCATTCTAAAGGGAGGTGTTATTTTCTGATGGCCTTCAATGTCGTGCTTCAGACTACCACAAGCGAAAAGAACCGCATGGACAAGACTATCACTGATATCGCAACCTATTCCGGCACGCTGCGGGCTGATACTTCCATCGTAGACCCGGTTTTTCTTATCGAGTGCGACCTTACCAGTGTCGTGAATGCCAATTATCTTACCGTGCAGGCGTTTGGCCGCAGCTACTTTATTAACAACATCCGCAGCATGCGGGCGGGCCTGGTGGAGTTCTCTTGTCACTGTGATGTGTTGTCGAGCTTCAAGGCGCAGATCAGACAGAACCATGCTATCATGCACCGCAGCGAAAGAAACTGGAATCTGTACCTGAATGACGGGTCCCTCAAGGTGAAGCAGAATCCGTCGATCACTACGCATAAATTCGCAGAGACATTTTATGGTGTGTACTCATATGTTCTGATTCTTGCAGGTTAAGAGATACAGCCGGATAATATTAAAGGAGGTCTATATTATGATTACCCCTGAAAATGGCGCACAATTCATTACTAATCGTTACTGGAGGCCGCAGACCTTTTTCGGGCTTTCCACCGATGTAAAGCCCACGGAAAACATCGTAAACGGCAGTGCTTTCATTGAGATGGACACGGCCACTATTTACTTCTTCGACCAGGCCGGGGCCGAATGGCTCCCGTGGGAGGATCAGTAATGGAAGATTTCGACATTGTGAGCTATCTGCTGGGCACTAAATCCGGCGGCGGTGGCGGCGGCGGGAGCGGCGGCAACGCATGGGCCTCTCTTGACGAGCCGAGCGCGTCTGTCGGGGCAGACGGGGATTATTATTTTCATCTTGTAAACGGAACGCCTGCATTAGCCAGTGAAGCAACGACGGATGCCTCAACAGCTGCTGCAGGTTGGGAATTTAGTGCCAATGAATCTATAACTGTCGTAGGTGCCAGAGCAAAAGCCAGGAGCAGCTACACGGCAACAATTAAATTTGGGCTACTTGATGGCACAGTTCTGGCAGAAAAAAACATTGACCTTGAAAATGGCGACTGGGTAACCGTTTTATTCGATAACCCAATTACTCTGACAGCAAACCAAGACTATATTATTATGGTACTTGGAAACCAAAACACTTTTAACTACAGTTCTAGTAGACCTACTATGGCGACCAATAAGCTGTCTTATGTCCGGGGAAGATACGGGTCGTTCCCAGGAACAGCCGAACCAGGGTCATATTACAACGTAGATGTGTTGATTGGAAGTGGTGAACCCCCTTATACTGCAGATAGGCAATACTACAAAACCGGGGGAGTATGGGTAGCAGTATGAGTAGAATTATCGAAATTGCCCGGCAGCAGATTGGCCGGAAGGAAGAACCGCCCAAAAGCAACAAGACTATCTACGGGGAGCTGTACCGGCTGAATGGACAGCCCTGGTGCGTGATTTTCCTGTGGTGGTGTTTTGTCACCGCTGGGCTTCAAACGCTGTTCTATGGCGGGCAGCGCACAGCGTCATGCTCGCAGCTGCTTTCCTGGGCCGAGAGTGTGGGACAGACCGTGCAGCCGCGGGAGGCCAGAGCCGGCGATGTGCTGTTCTTCAACTTCGACACTGGCCGGAGCCCGGAGCATTGCGGGCTGTGCGTGGAGCGCGCAGGCACTATCTTCCAGAGCATTGAAGGGAATACCCCACTGCCGGAGGATGAAGAGAACGACGGTGTGGCCCAGAAGAGCCGCAGGCTCTCTCAGATCGTGGGAGTATGGAGGCCGAAGTACGATGACAGCACGGACTATGACGGCCGCTGGAGCTACGCGGCTATTTGTGAGGCTGTGCAGGATGGTGTGCTGTCTGGCTATCCCGATGGTACATTTAAGCCTGACCGCCCGGTAACGCGGGAGGAGCTGGCGCAGTTCTATGTCAATCTGAAAAGGATCATAGGGAGGTAATGGCAGCATGGAGCAGGTCGTTTCTTTGATATCTTCCGTGGGCTTTCCCATCGTGTGCGTGATGTTCCTGTGGAAGTATGTGAATTCCACCATGAAGGAATTCATACAGACCATGAGCGAGAACACACGAATGCTGGAGAAAGTCTATGAGAAGCTGGACGCTCTTGGCCGGGTGAACGAGAGCGGCCAATAACAGACATGGGATGGAGTGCCGCAGCTGTAAAGGCTGCGGCATTTCCATGCGGAAATTTGTTATTGACTTTTAATAACTTTTGGTGTAGAATGGTGGCACAATTAAGAAGGAGGTAATCCCCATGAAGAAGTACATGATCCTGATCCGCGACAGCGAGACCGGCGAGCAATCCGCAACCTTCACAGACGACTACCGCAAAGCAGACAACATGCGGATGGATGCGGAGGTGAGTCTGGGCGACTTCGCACAGATTTATGAATGGTTGCCCAATCCTGAATTTCCCGATGACAATTCCCTGTATATGTGTTCTTACCAAGAGATTGGAGGTTGACAGAAATGACAATGAACATCAATCTGAGATTTCACCCCGGCTTTCAGCCGCCCAAAGAATCCGGCATTTACTACTGCATCACCATCGCGGATGGAATGATCCAGACCTTGCCCTACTCCGCGAAGTGGAACCGCTTCAACATGAGAGACCGTCACACGGCAGACCTGATGGCCAGCTCCATAAAGGTGCGCTGGTGGGCCGAGATACCCAAGGCTGTGCAGGTGCCCTACGGAAAAGGCATGCGAGCCCTGAAGTAATAGCTGCCATGGATGTGACACCGATCGTTGTGATACTGCTGGTGCTGGTGCTGTTCCTCCGATCCAGAGCAGAAGAGTGACCCAAGGCCCTGGCCGATGTGCCAGGGCCTTTTACTGTCCAAATTATTGGA